TGCTAAGATGAGGTGGGTGCATGAAAGGTATCCTAATTGTGTAATGCTAGATGATGACTTGAATAAGATGAGTCGGACTTATATTGACAAGGAATTTGATGAGGGCAGCAAGATTGATATGGATACTGCTTATGATATTATACAAAGCACAGCATTCACAGCAAGAGAGGCAGGTTGTATGATGTTTGGATTCAGCAACACAGCAAGACCGGTAGACTATTCAAGCATGAAACCTTATAAGTTGTCAGGTTTTGCAATTGGAGGTAGCATGGGATTCTTTGAAGGATTCAAAATGGTACTGCCTGATGAGTGTGTATCTGCTTGTGATTTTTTTGTCTCAGCAATCAATGCACATTTCCACCGCAAATGTTTTATAAACACTAGGTATGCCTTTACTAGCAAGGAGGGTACATTTATATCCACCGGAGGAATGGCAGAGCATAGAACCCTAGATACAGAAAGAAAGGATTACTACCTATTGAAGGAGTACTTTGGAGCAGCAATACAAAGAAAGAAGGCTACAAGTATGAGAAAAAGCCTAGCTAATGAATATGAAAGGACATTAAAAATACCATTTTAACCATGACAAACAAAGAATTTTATAACAAGGCATTAAGTGAAAGCAGTCCAATCAAGCAAGTAGGTTGGGAGAATGAAGCAAAGGCTATCAAAAGATACAAGCAAATAGCTAAGTTAATCCCACCTAAAACACAAACAATTGTGGACTATGGTTGTGGCATTGGTAACTTTGCTAAGTATGTGAGCAATAGTGCTGAGTATATTGGTATGGACTTGCACACTGAGTATGTAGAATTTGCTAATGAAATTAACCCTGAACTGCATATTTTACCTACTGATGGTAAAGGAGTAGTTCCTCAATGTGATTGTCTAGTAAGCATTGGAGTATGGACTTTGAGAGGAGAACTTAATGACTTGCAGTATTGGAATAACATTGTGTTTCAGTTAAACAATATGGTAAAGTATGTTTCTGATAGTATTATAATAAATGGATTCCATAACCAAGCAGACTACAAAGACCCAAAGTTATACTATCATGACATAAGCAAATGGATAAAGATAGCAAACTTATTAGGATTGAAAATGAAGGTGTTAGTGTTTGAAAAGTTTGAATTTATAATCATGCTAAAAAAATAAAATATTAAGGCATAAAAATTTTTTTAATTAAATTTCATGTCGTAACTTTATAAGACAAACAAATCAAATCAATTATGTCAGACTACAAGTTACAGACCGTATCCGGTCATTCGTTTTACACTGTTGCAAGTGCAATTCAAAAGTATGTAAGGAGAGGAGATGAGCATAAGGCTCTGTATTGGTTCTCCGAATTATTCATGAGTGGTTTTGATAACTATGCATGGAAAAGAATTAGAGTTATGGTTTCAGAAGATATTGGTTTAGCCAATCCTGAGTTACCGGCTCAAATTCATGCATTGTACCAAAATTACTTGGAGATGAAAAAGGAGAAAAACAAACATGCTCCTGAAAAGTTGCCATTTATCCATGCTGTATTGTTAATTGTTAGGAGTCCAAAGTCAAGGATTGTTGACAATTTACTATGTCAGTACTTTGACCTTCGCAACAATATCCCTACACCTGAATTTGATGACTATGTATATTGTTTGCATACAATTGAGGGCAAGAAGAAAGGTCGTGGCAACAAACACTTTTACGAGGATGCAGCATTAATCACAAATGATATTATGCCTGAGGAGTATGAAGTAAGAGATAAGGTTGCTCAACAATATTATGACCGAGATGCAAGGAACAAGTCAACAAGCAAGACTGATGAATTTATAACACAAGAATTATTCTAGTGAGGAAGGATTTAAAAAAAAGGCTATTAGTTGTGGTTGCACACCCTGATGATGAGGTCTTAGGTTGTGCCGGTTTACTATTAGAAAACTTTAACAAGGGGGGAGATAACTTTGTATTGTACTTAAACAATGGTTGTCATTACAGGGAGAACTTTGATGCTAAAACCATAAGTCAGCAGATTGACAATGTAGCAAAGATATTAAAGTTTACCCCCCTAGTTGAAACACTAAGCACAGGCGAGTTTGATACATACCCCCAAAGGAAAGTCAATGATATAGTATCCAAATATATCAAGAAGTACAAGCCAAGTACAGTAGTTACTCATATAGCTAATGATTTGCACCAAGACCACAGAGTTGTAAACACAGCTACCATGATTGCAGCTAGATTCACTAGCAAAAGTCCTGTCAAAACAATCCTAGAAATGCCTGTTATCAGTAGCAGTGAGATTAATCCTCAGTTTTGCTTTTGCCCTAATTTATTCCTAGATATTACTAAGTACATAGATGCAAAGAAACAAGCAATGCAGCAATATGTATTTGAAGTAGAAAGCATGAAGGAACTCAGAGGAGCAAATGGTATAGAAGGATGGGCAATATTTTATGGTATGCATATTGGAGTAAGGTATGCAGAAGCATTCAAATTAATACGAGGTACAATATGAAAAAGGTAATGATTAGCCAACCTAGATACCTGCCTAGTGTCAGTTACCTAGAAAGGATAAAGAAAGCAGATGTGTTTGTTATCCTAGATACAGTGCAAAGGGTAGAACGAGGCTTTGAAAACAGAAACAAGATAAAGGACAAGAATGGAGCAGAGAAATGGCTTACTATTCCAATTAGGTCAAGTAACCGGACACTAATCAAGGATACTATTACGGATGGCTTAGAATGGAAGATTGACCACTTGAATAAGGTAAGAAACTATTATAACAATGCTATGATGGAGTTCTACTTTGATGCCTACCTTAATGTAATGGATACAGAAAGGTACTGTGAGAACCTAGTTAAAGGATTGATTTACCTAAAAAGTATATTTAACATAAAGACAGAGTTTGTTCTAGCTAGTACTATATCAAATGTTAGCAATGGAGGAATAGAAGAATTGGTAAGATTAGTGAAGGGAGTAAATGGAGATACCTATATATCAGGAGCAACCTGTTTAGAATATGGATTTACTCATGAATATGCTCAAAGTAATGATTTAATACTAGAAATAGACAATAGTACTAAGTATATGACATGGATTGAAACAATAGAAAAGGGATAGGCTGAAAGTTCACAAATAAAACACTATAAAAAAAGATGGACAATTCAAAGGCAAGAAGCAAGTCAATAGAAGTTAGACAAGCAAAGAGGGAAAAGAAAAAGGAGGAGTTCCTTGAAGTATATAGCCAAAAGGCTAACAATGTACACCTTACTTGTAAGGCACTAGATATAGAACGAGGTACATTTTACAAATGGATAAAGGAGGATGATGCTTTCAGGGATAAGATACAAGCATTAGAGGAAGGAGATATAGATTCGGCAGAAACAGCACTTAAACGGCAGATATTGGATGGAAACATCACAGCAATTATATTCTACTTAAAGACAAAGGGCAAGAATAGAGGCTATGTAGAGAGACAGGAATTAACAGGCATGAATGGTCAAAAACTATTTGAAGTAGAGATATTAGATGGCGAAAGTTAATATAAAAACAAACAAAGTATTCAAACACCTAGAAGAAAGCAAGGCTAAGATAGTCGTTGAACAAGGTGGAACTAGGTCAGGCAAGACCTATAATATTTTGTTATGGATTATATTCAGCTATTGTGATAAGCATACTGACAAGATTATAACTATATGTCGGAGGTCATTCCCTGCTTTGCGAGGTACAGTAATGAGGGATTTCTTTCAGATTGTACGAGATAACGACCTATATTCCGAGGAGTATCATAGCAAGACGGCTAATGAATACAGAATCAATGGAAATACAATAGAGTTTATCAGTTTAGATATGCCTCAGAAAATAAGAGGTAGAAAGCGAGACCTGTTGTTTATCAATGAGGCAAACGAACTTAACTATGAAGATTGGCAGCAATTAATATTCAGAACCAATGAGAGGATAGTACTAGACTACAATCCTTCGGAGGAATTTCATTGGATATATGAACAGGTACTGACAAGGGCAGATGTAGAATTTTATCAGACTACCTACAAAGACAACCCCTTTTTAGGAGATGTAATAAAACAGGAGATTGAAAGGTTAAAAGATATAGATGAAAACTATTGGAGGGTATATGGATTAGGCGAAAGAGGGCAAAGTAGAAGCCTTGTTTACTCATTTCAAACCTGCAAGGAGATACCGGCAGAGGCAAAGTTAGTTTCTTATGGTTTGGACTTTGGTTTCAGTAATGACCCTACTAGCTTAGTTAGGACATATCTGTTAGATGATAATATGTATGTAGATGAATTGATATACAGGACAGGCATGACTAATCAGGATATAGCTAAGGAGATGCAGAACCTAGGACTAGACAAAAGCAATGAAGTATTCGCAGATAGTGCCGAGCCTAAAAGTATAGAAGAAATATACAGAATGGGGTGGAATGTAAAGCCAACAGTAAAAGGAGCAATCAATTTAGGTATTGATATTATTAGGAGATACAAGCTATTCGCAACAGAAAGAAGTTACAATTTAATCAAGGAGTTGAGGAATTATAAGTACATTGAGGACAAGAATGGTCAAATGACAAACAAACCTGTGGACAATTTTAACCATGGACTAGATGCACTAAGGTACTCAGTTGTAAATAAAATAAGCCATAGCCACCTAGGCAAGTACTCATTTAGGTAAACGATAATCAAATAAATATATTTATAAGTATGTGGGAAAAACTAACAGTAGGGCAATTTATTAGCCTGTATGACATTGAAGCAAATGAAAACATGAATATTGTTGAGAAACAGCAAAAGATGTTATCAATTGTAGAAGGTAAAGCTGAGGAGGAGTATGACAACATAAAGTACAGGCAATTAGTACAAGAATATGCTACAAAGTTAGCCTTCTTTAATCAAGTGCCGGACTCAAAACCGGTAGACTACCTTGAAGTTAATGGTAAAAGGTACAAGTTTTGTTTTGAATTGCATGAAATTACAGCCGGTCAGTATATTGACATATCGGCATTCAGTGGTCAGATAATGCAGTTGAATAAAATAGCAGCCTGTTTCTTTTTACCAATGAAAGGAGACAAGTACATGGAGTATGGAAGTATTCCACATGATGTAGTAGCAGAGGAACTGTTGGATGCTAAATTTATAGAGGTTTATGGTTGCATGGTTTTTTTTTATCAATTATTCAAGGAATTAATAAACGATACTATAATTTATTCAAATCTGACGGAGGAGGCGAAGGAAGCACTACTTCGTTTATGGAAAGATGGGGTTGGGTACATAGCACCAAGCAAGTAGCAGACTTTGAAAACATAACTGTAAGCGAAGCCTACAATTTGAAAGTTGTTCAGTATCTAAATACCCTAGCATATTTGAAGGACTATAATAAACACAAAGAAGCAGAATTTAAAAAATGGGAGTTGCAACACAGAAACAAGTAAATGCCTTATTCAATATAGGAGGCAGAAAGTTACAGCCTAATGAATACATTGGTGCTATTGATGATGTGTTAGGTCAAAGTGTAAAAGGTATCATGGACAAGCTAGGTGTAAAGCTAGTCCAAAAGTTAGAGGAGTTTTCTCCGGCAGATAGTGGCAAGTTGCAATCTTCATACTCAGTAATAGGAGTAAAGGAAATTAAGGGAGGATATAGGCTTGAAATTAATGTAGGTGTGGATTACGCAGACTACATTGATAAGGGAGTAAAGGGTATTCAAAACAGAAGAAAGACCTTCAAGAATGCAGAAGGTAAATACTATCAGTTTAAAACTTATGGTATGCCACCGGAGGCACTCAAACAGCTAGAAGGATGGGCAGCAAGGAAAAACATTGAATTGAAAGCACAGGCTTCAATAGAAGGAAGGAAAAATTTAACACAGATAACAAGTCCTGCCAAAAGATTAGCATATTATATCAAGAAATATGGTATTGAAGGTAGGAATTTTAAAAAGAAAGCAATAGATGCAGTAATGCCTGATTTTAATGTACAGTTAAAGGAGATAGGCAATAACTCATTGATTTTAAAAATAGTAAGATGATAACATTAACACAGCCTAGTATAAGCATAGTTCCGGCATTCAATAGGATTAACTATACAATAGTTAGCAACAATGCAAGTAATACAGGTTTCAAGTATGTAGTAAAGGTATATAATACTAGCAACGAATTGATAACGACTGCATATTATGATAGTCCGGCTAATCCCTCAACACCTGTTGAGTTTGATGTATCTAAGTATGTATCCACTAGCTTTAATTACAGCAAAGGATTCTATGAAACAGCTACTAATTCAAGTAGTCAGAATATCATTAAAGGATTCTATTTAAAATGCTATGAATATTACGAGGTAGATGGAGACTATGTTATTATTTTATCTAGTGAGGTAGTATCAGCAGTAAAGTATGCATTTGCAGGAGCATTCCCTTTGTTAGAGTTAAAGAATTGGTATGCTAATAACACACAGTATTGGGGAAGTAGTAACACAGTATACAAGCCATTGACAGATTGGGATACTATTAAGGTAAGAAGTACTGACTCACAAGTATTTGGGTTTGTTAATACAGGCTTGTTTACTAATTGCGAGTTATTAGTTACATACAGCAATGCAACAACGCAGACATACTACATTACCCCTGCCGCAGTTATAAGTCCTAATATTACTTATATCAATGTAACACCGGTATCCTATGGAGCAAATGTAGATAACATACAGCTATTTGTAAATTGGAATAACGGAAGTGCTAGAAGATACAAGTTTGCAACCTTATACACTCAAAGTTGTGGTAAGTATGACCCTATCAGAATAGCTTACATGAATAAGTTTGGAGTATATGACTTTTTAAACTTTGACCTAGTTAACAAGACTACATTTGATATTGAAAAGAAAGGCTACCAAAGAAATTACACAGGAGATATATACGAGGCAGATGGAGTAGTAGTAAAGAATATCAATCCTATATATTATACAAAGGAAACGCAGAAGTGGAAAATTATATCAGATTACCTTACAGATGCTCAAAGTGAGTTAGCAAGGGAACTGTATAGTTCTCCGGTAGTGTATATGAATTTGGTAAATGATAACGAGATTACCCCTTCATGGATTCCTGTTAAGCCTAGTGCAACTACCTATGAAATTAAGAAGACGGCATCAGATAAGTTGTTTAACTTAGAATTGGATTTAGAATTTGGTTTAGTAAACACAAGACAATCAATATAGTATGAGTGCAAGGTTATATGTAGAAGGTTACGAGGTAGATACACTAGGAGACATAGATGTAGACTTTACTTATTCTGTTGCAGACATAAGCGACATTGAAAGGAGAAATACATCCTACTCAAAGACTATTGTTTTGCCTTCTACCTCAAAGAATCAGGTTTTGTTTGGTAACATTTTTGATATATCTGTCAGTAATGATTACTATGAAGCAGACCCTAATATCCTTGTAAACTTTAACCCTGCTAAACAAGCAAAGGCACAAATATTCCTAGACAATGTTAAGATATTTGACGGAGTACTAAGGATGAGTAAGATTAATAACAAGGAAGGCGGCATTACCTATGAAGTAAATATGTTTGGTAGATTGAGAGACATATTACATGAACTAGGAGATAAGACACTAGCAGAATTGAACTTTGACGATTACGACCATGTATGGAACAATAACAATATAGCACAAAGTTGGAATAGAACAGAATGGACTGAGGGTGGACAAAACTATGTTTACCCCTTAGTAGATTATGGATTTAGTACCAATGGTATAACATACCCTTTGGTTAATTTTAAACCGGCAGTATTTATTAGAGAGATACTTAAAAGGATATTTGATGCAGCAGGTTTTGAAATAGTAGCACCCTTTTTTAATACTCAGTATTTTAAAAAGTTGATAATGGTTACAGGAGAAAAGACTATTACAAAACAGGTAAGCACACTCCTAAACCAATATGGCTATTTTAACCAAGATGATGTAACTACATCGGACTTCTATTCTCATACCTTGTATTTTTCAAGCATACTAAATGATGGATTTACTATTAGCAACAGTGGTAGTAGGTTTACATGGAATAGGGCACAGAACTTAAATACAGGTTTAACTTTTAAGTGTAGCTTATTTTTCTTGGCTTTGCAAGGAGGCACTAGAACAGATTGGACTTTAAACTTAAAAAAGAATGGTTCTAATATAGATACTAGAAACAGAAGTATAAGATTTTCTGCTCAGTATCAGACATTCAATTGGGATATTGAAATTACAAGTGCAGTTGATTTAGCAAACGGAGATTACTTTGAAATAGAATTAACAGGTAACTTACAAGAAAGTGGCTTTATGCCGGGCATACAAACAGAAGTAGTGATTGTAGATGGAGCATCCTTCAAGATTGGTAATACTGTACCTGTTGCTGTTGAACTATCAGAAGGAGATACAATGAAGATAGGATATACTATGCCTAAGTCAATGAAGCAAAGGGATTTCTTGAAAAGTATTATTTCAATGCATAACTTGTATGTAACTCAGGACAAGTTGAGGGATAATGTTTTAGAGATTATACCTTATACCTTATTTTATAGAGCATTTAAAAACGAGGCAGCAGATTGGACTGATAAGTTAGACATGAGTAGTGATGTAACCATAACCCCTTTGAGTGATTTGTCAGCTAAGGAATACAGGTTAGCATTTGATGATGATAGTGATTATTGGAGTCAGCAATACAAGACTAAGTTTAATGAAGGATACGGAGAAAAGAGAGAGATAATAGATAATGATTTTGTATTAGATACTAAAACTATCAAGGTTGTATTTGCTCCTCCTGTAATGAGAGAAGAAGTAGCAGGAAGGGTAATGATTCATTTGTATAAGGTTGAGAATGGAGTAAAAATTAGGGATAACTTTAAACCAAGGTTAGCCTATTGGAAACCGGAAGTACAATGTCCTACAATGTGGACTATGTCCTTTCAAGCAGGAACGGCATCCTATTCAGCATATCCTTATGCAGGTCATCTAAATAATCCGGAAGACCCTGTTAATGATTTATTGTTTGGTACTCCAAGAGAGGTGTATTTCAGTATAGCAGTATACCCCGGAGCAAACTTGTACGGAGCATATTACGAGCCATTGATTAGTGCAATCGGAGACAAAGATAGTAGACTATTGCAAGGTAGTTTCTACTTGACTCCGGAAGATATAATGGAACTAGATTTTAGGAGGATTATAAAAGTAGGCAATCACTATTATCAATTGCAAAAAGTAGACAAGTATAATCCGGTGGCTAATACTCTTAGCTATGTTAGTTTGTTTAAAATCCTAGCAGAGGTACAGCCTTTGGAGTATGAATACATACTGTTAGAGACTGATTACTATATGTTGCAGGAAAACGGAATTGATAAGTTTTATATTTAAAAGTATGTCAGATAAAAGGATAAGTCAGTTAGTTGAGAGGGTAAGTATAGCAAATAATGATGTACTCCCTATTGTAGCTTTAAATGCTGCCACGACTAACAAAGTAACGATTAGTACTATACAGGATTGGATGCAAACACACCTAGACCATGGTGTAACTAGCATTGGTATAACTATTGGTAGCACCGGCACAGATATAAGTGTAACAGGTTCTCCGGTTACAGCAGCAGGTAATATTACAATTAATGTTCCGACATCAAGTGCAGCAAACAGAGGTTTACTCAGTGCAGCAGATTGGAGTACATTTAACAATAAGGTAGGTACAGCTAGAAGTATCAATACAACAGCACCACTACAAGGAGGAGGAGACCTAAGTGCAAATAGGACTTTGTCAATTACTCAGGCAGGTGTATTAGCAGATGGTTATTTGTCTAGTGTAGATTGGAATACCTTTAACAATAAGCAACCGGCATTAGGTTATACCCCTGTTAATCAAACAAGGGAGTTAACTATTAATGGCACAACTTACAACCTGTCAGCAGATAGGACTTGGAATGTAGGTACAGTTACATCTATTGGTGTAAGTATGCCTTCTGCATTTACGGTAAGTAATAGTCCAATTACAGGAGCAGGTACAATAGCAATCACAGGAGCAGGTAATAGCACACAGTATATTGATGGTACAGGTTCATTGCAAACATTCCCAAGTATTGTAGGTAATGCAACTAATTTAATTAGAGAGGTGTACAATGATAGTGGTGCAACAATGACCAAAGGAACTATTGTTTACATCAATGGAGGACAAGGTAACCTGCCTACTATTGCAAAGGCACTAGCAACAGGAGATAGCACATCTGCACAGACATACGGAGTAGTTAGAGCAGACATAGGTAATATGTCTAATGGATATATAACAGTAGTAGGAGATTTAATGGATATGCCTACTAATGGATTCGCAGTAGGTACTCAGTTATATTTAAGTGGTACAACAGCAGGAGCATTCACAAGTACAAAGCCATACGCACCAATACACTTAGTTTATGTAGGTATAGTTACAAGAAGTCATCCAACCCAAGGAGTAATAGCTATCAAGATACAGAATGGCTATGAAATGGATGAATTGCACAATGTAGCAGCACATTTACCTAATGATGGAGATATACTTAAATATGTTTCAAGTACAGGTCTATGGACTAAAACAGCAGGTAGCACTACAAACATCACAGAAGGCACAAACTTGTACTATACAGATGCAAGGGCGAGGACAGCAATCAGTGAGACAGTAACAGGATTAGATTATAATTCAAGCACAGGTGTACTTAGCACAAGTGCAGGTTATGGTATCCCTACAACAGCTAGTCAGACTAATTGGGATGCAGCATATAATGATAAGATTAATAGTGCAGCAGTAACAGGTACGACTACTAAAACATTGACATTAACCCAACAAGATGGTGGTACAATCACAGCAAGTTGGACTGATATAAACACAGATGCAGTTAGTTCTGTATTCGGAAGAACAGGAGCAGTAGTAGCTGTATCCGGAGATTACAATACAGATTTGGTTACAGAAGGTACAACTAACTTGTACTTTACAAATGCAAGAGCAAGGTCTGCAATTTCATTAACTACGACAGGTAGCAGTGGAGCAGCAACTTATGTTAGTGGTGTATTGAATGTACCTAATTATACATTGGCAGGATTAGGAGGAGAACCGGCTATTACAGCAGGTACAACAGCACAGTATTGGAGAGGAGATAAGTCTTGGCAAACTTTAAATACTACAAATGTAGTAGAAGGCACAAACCTTTACTTTACTAATGCAAGGTCTAGGTCAAGTATTAGCTTGACTACTACCGGCACAAGTGGAGCAGCTACTTATAATGTAGATACAGGTGTATTAAATATCCCTAGTTATGTAGGAGGAGTAACCTCAGTATTTGGTAGAACAGGTGCTGTTGTAGCAGCAAGTGGAGATTATACTACAACCCAAGTAACAGAAGGAACAAATTTATATTACACAGATGCAAGAGCAAGAGCAGCAATAACAGGTACAAGTCCTATTAGTGTATCAGCAGGTGTAGTTAGTATTCAACAAGCAACTGCATTGCAAAGTGGTTTTTTAAGTAGTGCAGATTGGGTTACTTTCAATAATAAGCAAGGAGCAATAACCTTAACGACAACAGGAACTAGCGGAGCAGCAACCTTTTCTAGTGGCACATTAAATATCCCTAATTATACTTTTGCAGAAACAGATACTTTGCAAAGTGTAATTTTAAGAAATGGTACAACAAACACAGGATTTGTTATAACCAATGGTAATAGTACTTATACTGTACCTTCTAATACAAATGTTCCTGTTATTTATATGTTGAATACAGGAGCAAATCCAAATGCTCATGCTGTTATATCATTAAGAACATTAGGAGAAACAGGTGGTGACCCATTTATTTCACTTGATATTAATGGTGTATTAGGATGGTCAGTAGGTGTAGATAACTCTGATGGAGATAAATTTAAAATCGGTAAAAGTTGGGCAGAAGTAGGTATTAATACATATTTTACTATTGATACAAGTGGAAATTCAACATTTGCAGGTAGTGTTAGAGCAGCAGGTTTAATATCAAAAGATTACTTAATATTAGAAGCATCTAATAGTACGAATAATTGGTATTTGTATACTTACACAGATAACACTTTAAGATTTAACTATGGTGGTGCAGGTGGAGATGAATTTATAATGACAACCGGAGGAGGTTTAACTATTTTAGGTAATTTTACTGCTGCTAATTATAGCGGTACACATAGTGGTTCATCAAGTGGAACTAATACAGGAGACCAAGATTTAAGTGGATATGTAACATTAGGAACTGCTCAAACAATAAGTGGAGCAAAAACATTTAGTAATGATGTATTAGTTCTAGGAGGTCGTGTTAATATTTCAACAGGTGGAGCAAATACTTATGGTGTTGTATCAGGTTATTCTATTAATAATAACCATCAAATGACCATGAGAGCAAACATAACAGGACCTACTTCAAACCCTACATATACGGCAGGGCATCAGATGTGTTTTGTTGAATATGCAAATAATAATGATACAGAAGGATGGTTTTTCAAATCATCTGCTGAAACTAATTATACAGAAGTAGCAAGAATTACAAGGGCAGGTATTAATTGGAATGGTAACACAGTATTGCACTCAGGTAACTATAACAACTATGCACCTACTAAAACAGGAGGAGGAGCAAGTGGTACTTGGTCAATTACATCAGGAGATTCAAATGCATTAGGTGGTGTTGGTCCGGGTGGTTATACTAGAAGAAATTATACAGGATTTACTTTTCCAACAGGTTCTTATACAGGTTGGTATAGAATAGCAAGAAGTGGTCAGCAAAATGGTGGTTCAGGAGCAAGGGGTGCTTTTAAAATTTATGTATGTGCAACAGGTAACTATCTTAATCCTGCACAAGATGAAATTTGTGGATTAAAGGATTGGGCAACAGGTTTGTATATTGCAAGTGTAACAGGTTATGGTGGTACTCCATTCCAAAATTATAGACTAACTTATGATTCAGACTTCACATATCTAGAAGGATATATAAGTTACTATTTTGGAGGAGACCAAGGTTTTGATGTAGTATCAATGGATAATGGTTTTTCAGGTATGACATGGGTGCCAATGACAACATTAACTGCAAGTACAACTTCTAGTGGTGCAGTAAGTATTGGTAAAGTTAGTGGAGGTACAGCATTTCCATATATCAGAAGTGGTGGTGGTTTATTTACAGGAGTAACTGAATTTACAGGTGTAGCACAAGATAATGTAGGATTAGTAAGAATTGTAAATACACAAAGTGGTAATGGAGAACATTTCCCTGCATTGCAAGTAATTAATGTAAATGGTAATCATAGTTACGGAATTATTGCAGAATTTAGAACACAAAATGTAGATACAGGAGATAGACCTAGTATTTTGTTTAGTAGAGGAGGTGGACCTAATTGGCAGTTTGGAATGGGTGCTTATTCAGGTAATAGTGATAGATTTGGTATAGGATATAGGTCTACTTATTTGCCTGATACATGGCCTAGTATGAGAATGGATATGGATACCTCAGGTAATGTAACATTTGCAGGAGATGTAACTGCATTTTCAGATGCTAGATTAAAAACAGATGTACAAGTTATTGATAATGCTATTGAAAAAGTTAAGCAAATTAGAGGTGTAACTTTTAAAAGAAATGATGAGATTGACCACAATGTAGGTAGAAAACATACAGGAGTTATAGCACAAGAGGTATTGAATGTTTTACCGGAAGTAGTATCTATGAGTGATACAGGTATGTACAATGTTGCTTATGGTAATATGGTTGGTTTGTTAGTTGAGGCTATTAAGGAACAGCAAAAGGAAATTGATAAACTTAAAAAACAAATTGCATAATGGCTTTACCATCCACAGGAAGTTTAAGTATTAGCCAAATTAAGGCAGAATTAGTTTCTAGTTCAAATAGTCTTAGAGCATTAAGTTCTTTGGCAGGGTTTACTACTCCTGATTCTATTAGTGAGTTTTATGGTTATCCCGGTGGATACTTTTATCCTGCTGTGCCTTTTATTAATGGATTTGATTTTTCAGTTAGTAGTAAGTATTCAAATAGCGGTTCAGCTATTGATGACCTTAGTACTTATAATTGGGATGGAACTTTTGTAACAGGTACAGGTAATGGTACACCTGCAACGATTGACCAATATACATCAACTGCTCCCGGCTATATGACAATTCCCGGAGACTCTGCTCAAAAGTCTATTAGGCTTAATGACAACATGAAATTCGGAGGAACTTCTAATTATACTATAATAACATGGTTTAGAGTAAGTGCATTTAGTTCTAGTTTCCCCGGAATTGTAGCAGCAGAAGGTAGAATAGGTAGTACTCCAATTGGTTATTCTATGTATCTAAGAAGTAGTCCTGATTTTTCAATTTTACATACAAGATATAATGCAAGTTCAGGTTCAGATGGTACTTGTTTATTAACATGGGGTTCGGGAGGAATACCTGCATTTGCTTATAATACATGGTATATGTCAGCTATTAGATTTGATGGTTCTACTATGCAGTTAAGATTATACGCAGGTGGTTCAGGATATAATGGTAGTTTATCTTATCCTAATCCTTTGTCTACAAGTACAAGTTGGAGTGCTTTTTTAGGTTTACGATATAATAATTGGTTTAATGGAAGAATAGGATATTATGCAGTATATGGCTCTCCTTTAACAGAAGCTATGTTAGATACAGTATTTACAAATACTAGAACAAGATATGGTGTTTAATTAGAAAAATAATTTATAACTTTATAAAAAAATAGAAATGAAAAAAATAGAAGCAGTATCAATTTGGTATGATGGTAGCTTTAAAGATGCTACCCTACTAGATATTACAGTAAACAGAATTACACTTGGTGTACAAGCATCAATTAGTTTTAGATTGTATTTTGCAAACGAAAGCGACCCTATGTATCCTGCAATCCAATTAAATAATGGAGATTTGACTATGGATGGTCAAGATTATTTAGATTGGGGTAGTGATGATGAATATGTATGGCAATGGGTAGCAAATAAACTGAATTTAGTAATTATTTCATAATCATAAAAAACAAAAACCATGGATTTTAACAAACCAATGAAGGCACTTAACGGTGTATCAGCAAAAGACGGACAAGGCAATGATATTACATTAGGTAATATTTTAGCACAGCAATTAGTAAGTGGTAGTAAAGGAGATGCCGTAAAGTATTACGGATGGGCATTGAAACTACATGAAGGTAAGGACATTGAACTAGACAAGTCCGATACTCAAACACTGAAAGATTTTATCACAACCAATGAGCAGTTGACTATTCTAGCTAAGGCACAACTGCTTGAATTATTTGATTAATGGCAGAAGAAAATAAAGTCATATTAGATGTAGATGTCAAACCTCTGAAACTCCAATTACGAGAATCAGTTGAAGGTTTACAGGCAGCTAGACAAAAGTTTGGAGAATTTAGTCAGGAGGCAATTGCTGCTGCTCAAAAGGTTGCTGCTATCAAAGATGAGATAGAGGCTACTAATGAACAGGCACAATTGTTTGACCCCGGCAAGAGGTTTCAGGCTTTGACAACAGCAGCTAGTACTGCGGCAGGAGGTATTGCTGCGGTACAAGGTGCTATGGCTTTATTTGGTGGAGAGAGTGAGAATGTAGCTAAAACATTGCAGAAAGTACAAGGTGCAATGGCATTGTCTCAGGGTTTGTCTCAGTTAAAAGACATAGGCAAAGTAGGAGAACAGCTAAAAATTTCATTCAAAGGATTAACTGCCGGAGTAGATGGATTCAAGAAAGCACTTATCTCAACAGGCATAGGTGCTTTGGTTGTTGCAGTAGGATTACTTGTAGCTTATTGGGATGACATTAAAGGATTAGTAAGTGGAGTAGGTAGTGAGCAAAAGAAACTTAATGAAGACTCTAAGGAAAACCTAAAAACCCAAGAAGAAAAATTAGATGCTATTGATGGACAGTCTAATCAGTTAAAGTTACAAGGTAAGAGTGAGAAAGACATACTTAACTTAAAAGTAAAGCAATCTGAGGAGGCAATCAAGGCTGCTGAAATTAATCTAGCTAATGCTAAGGCTACTAAGGATGCACAGGTAAAAGCAGCAGAAAGGAATAAGCAAATCCTTCAAGGTATTATAACATTTTTGTCTGCACCTTTGGTAGCAGTATTGGCAATGGTTGACCAAGTAGGTAAGGCATTAGGTAAAGACTTTGGTTTAGCCGAAGGATTTACAGGTGGTTTAGCTAAGATGGTATTTGACCCGGCAGAAACTGCAAAAGAAGGAGATAAAACAATTAAAGAAGCAGAAGCTAGTCTAAATAAACTTAAAGAAAAGAAGGCAGGTTTTCAGGTAGCAATACAAGGGATTGATAAGGCAGCAAGAGATAAGACAAAGGCTGATAATGATGCTCAACAAAAGAAAGAAGATGAGGCTAATGCTATTTTAAGAGAAGCTAACAAAAAGTTAAAGTCTCAGCAAGAGCAAGAACTTTTAACTATTGAAGAATCTTATAAGGAAAAAAGAAAGAAGTTAAAAGAAGCAGGTATTAAGGATAATGGAGATTTAGCAGCAGCAGAGCAAAAGGAAAAGGCTGCAATAACTGATAAGTATGCTAAGGAAGAAGCAGCAAAAGTTGAGGCTTACGAAAAGGAACTTGCTAAGATTAGATTAGAAACTAAGTTAGCAGCTATCAAGGATGAGAATGAAAAGGCAAGAGCAGAGTTAATAGCAGGATTTGAGCAACAAAGACAAGATATTGATGCTAATGAAAAGTACACAGCAGAGCAAAAGACTGCTTTAAAATTAGCCTTAGCTACTAAGGAAGAAGAAGCACTAGCTGCCTTAAAATTAGCAGCAGACCAAAAGAAGGCAGAAGCTGACATTACTGACTTAGATAAGGAAATTACTAAGGCACAAGGTAAGTTTGATGTTGAAAGGTCTTTGTTAGACAAAAAGGATGCTTTACTTAAAGAATCATTTAAAAATGGTTTGATTACAGAGAAGGCTTACAACGAAGGAGTAGAGGCAAATGCCAATGCAAGAATAGAAATTGATAAGAAAGAGACAGCAGCTAAGGTTGAGAATGCTCAAAAAATCTCTGCATTGCTTAGTGGTTTGTCAGATGTAGTAGGTAAGGAAACAGCAGCAGGTAAAGCCTTTGCAGTAGCTAGTGCAACTATTGACACATACCTAGCAGCAACTAAGGCATATCAATCAATGGTTGGTATTCCAATTGTTGGACCTGCATTGGCGGCAGTAGCGGCAGGTGTAGCAGTAGCAGGTGGTATCAAAAATGTTAAGTCAATCTTATCAGTAAAGACTCCGGGAGGTGGAGGAGCAGCATCAGCACCTTCTGTATCAGCAGCAGCACCACAAGTTACCTCGGCAGTTCCTACCTTAGGCAATAGTCCTGTAACATCAATAGCTAGTGTGATGCAAAACCAAAAGCCACTGAGAGCATTTGTTGTAGAAAGTGAGGTAACAGGTACACAAAAGAGGGTAGCCGATATTGAACGCAGAGCAGGTTTCTAATATTTATATGTATGGACAAAAATTTACCGTTATATAGGTTGGTAATTACTGACAATGAAGAAGGACAGGAAGAAGTAGACTATGTAGCATTAGTTGAGTATCCGGCTATTCAAAAAAACTTTGTTGCATTTAATAACAGAATGAAGTTTGTAGCCAATGATGAGCAGAGAATAGTATCAGGCCCTTTGATGATTGCAGACCTACCTATTTATAGGAGAGATGAAGAAGGAGAATACTATGTAGTATTTACAGGAGAGGAAATTAAGAAGATAGTTCAAAGATTCTTTAAAAAAGGCTATCAGTCAAAAGTTAATGTAGAACATGAAAAGGCTATTGATGGTGTATATATGTTTGAAAGCTACATTATTGACAGAGCAAGAGGTGTTAATCCACCAAAAGGCTTTGAAGACATAGCAGATGGTTCATGGTTTGGTAGTTTCAAGGTTGAAAATGATAAGATATGGGAGGAAGTAAAGGCAGGTACATTTAATGGATTCTCTGTTGAAGGCTTATTTAGGTATGAAAGGACAGGCAAAGTAGTAACTCCGGAGGAGGAAGTAATGAATGAGATATTTAAAATTTTAGCACAAATTGAACATTAAACAATAATTAATATTTAGTATTATGAACGCAAAAGAAGCATTAGTAGAAATCAAGAAATTGTTATTTACAGAAAATGTAGATACACAAGCAAAATTCGCATTGACCGAAGGAAAATTGGTTGATGGAACTGTCGTTAGCTACGACCTAGAAACAGCAGAAATCTATGTTGTTGGTGCAGATGGAGTTTCAGTACCTGCTCCTGTTGGAGAACATCAATTAGAATCAGGAGAAATCGTTGTTGTAATTGAAGAAGGTAAAATTGCCGAAGTTAAAAAGGCAGAAGAAGCACCAAAAGTAGAAGTAGAAGTTGAGGCGGCTGATGACACAAAAGAAGATGTACCTGCGGAAGAACCTAAGAAAGATGAAGCAATGGCTAAGTTTGAGGAGGCAGTAGCAAGTTTATCAGCAAAAGTTGATGACTTAGCAGCACAGGTAGATGAACTAAAAAAGAAGAATGAATCAATGAAAGAAGCAGTTAAGTTATCTGCTGAAATTATTGAGTCATTAGCAAAAGAACCAAGCGACAAGGCAATTACACAGCCAAATAATTTTCAGAAAGTATTAAAGTCTGAAAAGGATGACAGATTTAACAATTTACAAAAAGCATTTCAAAATTTAAAAAACAAATAAGATGGCATTAGATTTATCAGCACTTACGAACTATGTTAAAGAAAATGAGCAACAGCTAACTGCTGCCGCTATCTTCTCAGCAAAGACAGCTTCTTTAATTGAAGCAAAAGGTAATGTTCAAGTTGGCATCAAGTCAGCAGAGACAATCAATATTTTAACAACAGATGCAGTATTTCAATCAGGTGGTACTTGCGGTTTCAATGCTAGTGGTACTACTACTATTACGCAAAGAACAATTACAGTAGGTAAGATTAAGATTCAAGAAGCAATCTGCCCTAAGGTATTTGAAGCTAAGTACACTCAAAAAGCATTGAAAGAAGGTAGCCAATACGATTATATGGCTTATGCAACTGAGTATAGCAACCAAAAGATTGCTAAAATTGGTGCAGCATTAGAAACTGCAATTTGGCAAGGCGATACCGCTAGTGGTACAGCTAACCTAAATAAATTTAATGGTTTTGCGACTATTATTAACGCACTAGGTTTTGGTGGTGCAGGAGACCCTATCAATGGTAATGTTAGTGCATTAACTACTTTGACTAAGGCAAATGTTAGAACTGCTGTTGATGAGATTTTCTTATCAATCCCTGCTGCATTGTTAGACAAAGATGATTTTGTAATCTTCGCAGGTAATGATACATTTAGAGAATACATTGTAGCACTTCGTGAAGCTAACTTATTCCACTATGCAGTTGATGCTGCTAACATGGAAGTTACAGTTCCCGGTACAAATGTTAAGTTAATCGGTGTTAACGGATTAAATGGTACTGACTACATGGTTGGTGTATGTATGAGCAATATGTATCTTGGTACAGATATGTTAAACGAGCAAGATAAGTTTGAGTTGTTCTATGCAAAAGAGGCAGATGAAATGAGATTTGTAGTAGAATTCAAACTAGGCTGTCAGTTAGCATTTACTGATGAAGTTGTATTTTGGAAGAAAGCATCTTAGTAGAAAAAATATAATGGGCGGAGGTAATACTTCGCCCTTAACTAATAAAATTAAATAAAATGGCATGTGCATTAACACAAGGGTATACCCTAGATTGTAAGGATAGTATAGGTGGCTTACAGTCAGTATATTTTGCTCCATGGGAAGATTTAGGTACTGTTACTGTCGCAGCAGGAGTTGTTACTACTCTTACAATGGATGTTGGTAAGAAATTTTACCAATATGAACTTGTAAAAGAAAGTTCTAACTTTGCAGAAGCAGTAAATACTAATGTACAAAACGGTACAGTATTTTATGCTCAAACTTTGGAAGTAATTTTGAATAAATTACAAGTTAACACAAGAAATGAAATCTTGTTGTTAGCAAAGAATCGTTTAGCTGTTATTGTTGTAGATAATAACGGAGACAAATGGTTTTTAGGTCAAAGCTACGGCTTAGATTTAACAGGTGGTGGTAGTGGTTCAGGTACAGCTTTTGGAGACAGAAGTGGTTACACTTTAACCTTCACAGGTAACGAAAAGGAGTTAGCTCCAAAAGTTACTGCTGCTATACCTATCGTTTAGGATTTGGTTTGTTTTAATATGGTAGTAAACATTAGTTCCCCCTTTTTAGGGGGTTCTTTTTTTATGTACAAGTTTGACTAATTTATATTTAATTGTATGGTTGCTATAAGAAAAGGACAAAATAATCACATTTATATTGCATTAACTGATAAAAGGTTGACAAGTAGCAATGCTTATACCTTTAAATTTGTTAATGAAGTAACTAATGAAGAAATTAGTTTAAATTTGACTGATATTAGTAGTTTTACTGCTAGATATTCAAAGTTTCTAATCCTAACAGCATCTTTTAACGCAAGTACAGTAGGATTTTGGAGATATTATGTTACACAGACCGGCAGTGGTGCTACTGTGATAGCAACAGGAAAGATGGAATTGACTGCGGACAATTTGAGCAATACGGAGGTAGTTAGATACCAAGGTTATGTTGGCTCATATAAAACATATACAGTATGATAAAACTATTGAAGTTTGACCAAGTTCCTTTGCCTATTTACAAAGAAGTAAAAGGTAAAGATTGGATTTATTACGGAGAGAAGAATGACTATCCTGACTACTTGTTGAGGATTTATAACAATTCAGCAAAGCATAACGCAATTGTAACAGGTAAGGTTGATTATATCTGCGGTAATGGTTGGGATGTAAAGGCTGAGGATGAGATGGAGAAAGCTAAGGCTTACGGCATCATTGAAAAAGTCAATAATAAGGAAGAAAGTTTAACGGAGTTGACTAAAAAGTTGACTACTGACTTGATGATTTTCGGTGGCTACTACTTACAAGTTATTTGGACAAAAGGAACAGGAGAAATAGCTGAATTATACCATATAGACTACTATAAAGTTCGTACTAACGCAGATAATAGTGAGTTTTATGTATCAGACCAATGGATTAAGAACGGAAATGTTAATCCAAGACCTGAATATGCTACATTCCCGGCATTTAATGCTAACAATCCAAAAGGTAGTCAGATTTTGTACTTCAAGGAGTACAGAGCAGGAGCAAATACATACAGTTTACCTGATTACAGAGGTGCAATATCCTATATAGAACTAGATATAAGTATCGGAGAGTATCATTTGAATACTATCAATAACGGTATGTTTAGTTCTAAGTTAATTAACTTGAACGGAGGTAAAGTAAGTCAGGAAGAAGAAGACAGAATTGAAAGACAGTTTAAAGATAAGTTCTCCGGCAGCAAGAATGCAGGAAAATTCATGTTAGCATTTAACGATAGCAAGGATAATGAACCTTCTATTATTGATTTAAGCGGTACGGAGTTAGATAAGCACTTTGATTTATTGAATAAGACTGTACAGCAGGAGATTTTTAGCGGTCATAAAGTAACAAGTCCTATGTTATTCGGTATTAAGACCGAAGGGCAGCTTGGAGGTCGTGCGGAATTGCGTGAGGCAAGTGAGTTGTTCCAAAATACCTATGTAAATGCTAAACAGAAGGCAATTGAAGAAGTATTTAACTATTTGTATAGTTTTAATGATGTTTTGGCTCAGTTTGAGTTAAATAAAACAGAACCTATCAATTTTGAGTTTAGTGAGGCTATCATTAGTGCCAATATGACTCAGGATGAAATTCGTGAGAAGTTAGGATTGCCACAAATCATAAAAGTAGAAAGTAATTCCTCGCAAGAAGTTATCAATGCTTTAAATTCATTGAATCCAACCATCTTACAGAAAGTAATGGAGAACATGGATACTAATGAAATAAGAGGCTTAATAGGCTTAACTGCCAAGCAGGATACAATTACCCCAACAGAACCACAAAACCCGACAATAGGCGGCTTAGAGGCTAACAATGACGGATTTGACCAACATAAACACATCAATTGTAGTCATTCAGACAAAGATGAAGATATATTGGCTCATTTTGAAGGTAAGGGAGTACCAAAAGAGTTTTTTAAAGTAGTTCAAGAAGATAAACTGATGTTTAATAGCATGGATGAGTTTATCAAGGAAGAATTATTCGTAGATTATATACTAAATGAAGTTCAGGAGAACATCTTAGGAGTAATTAAGGCTAATCCTAACGCAACAATTGATGATATTGCACAGAAAGTAGGTGTTAGCAAGGCTATTGTAACGGATAGATTGAATACTTTGATTGATGATAATGTTATCAAGGAGAAAATTAATAGACAAGGATTGATTACAAGAAGTCTTACAAAGATTGGAGAAACGGCTATCAGAAAGTTGACTCCGATTACCTCCTACAAGGTGTTGTATTCATACGAAGAAAGACCCGGCATTCCGGCATTGAAAGGTCAAAGCAGACCGCTTTGTCAAAGATTATACGGCAGTGGTATGTTCTTTACACGAGAGGAGATACAGAATATTAGCAATCAGCTAGGTTATTCAGTGTTTTTATTGTGCGGAGGTTGGTATCACAACCCTAAAACAGGCAGAAATACTCCATATTGCCGTCATGAATGGAGAAGAAATGTAGTAATTGAAAAAACATCAAGATGAGTGCGAATATTTTAATGATTTCAGAGCAGTCTTTTAAAGACTTTACGGTAGCAAGTAATAACATTGACCTAAAAAATGTTACGCAAGTTATCAAAATGACTCAGGATAGATATATCCACCCGATATGTGGTACGGCTTTGTACGATAAGATACTAGCATTGATTAGTGCAGGTACGATTACCAATGTAGGTAACGCAGTTTACAAGACATTTTTGGATGATTACTTAACTGATACTCTATTCAATTATGTTTTAGGAGAATTGCCAATGGCTATGCAGTATAAGTTTGTGAACAAAGGAGTAGTAAAAAGAACAAGTGAGAATATACAAGAACCTTCATTTGCAGAGTTGCAGAGTATAAGTCAGTATTATAAAGGTTATGCAGAATGGTATGCGGAAAGAAGTATCAATTACTTATGTGCAAATAGCACTTTGTACCCTGAATACTTGAATCCCGGCAGTGATGTTACGACTATACAGCCTGTTGCAAATCAATACAAGGTTGCAATTAATTTAGGCAGGGGAGACTACGAAGACCACAGACCTTATTCAGAAAGATACCAAGGAAACAGATACAAAAAACCATTCTAGTATGGCTTACAGTAAAAATGAAAAAAAACTAAAAGAATATTTAAAAAAGCAAGATGACACTAAGCAACCTAATAAGCAAATTAAAGGCAATTCAGGTAAGCCATCCAATGATAAGAACCTTCGGAGAAGGAGACATCTATGATTATGTAGATAATGGAGGCGAAATTGAATATCCTGTAATGTGGACTGTTGTGAAGCCGTCTACATTTAGTGCCGGTGTTATGAGGTACAGACTTGTTTTATTATTTGCGGATTTATTGACTGAGGATAAGAGTAATAACTTACAAATTCAGTCAGACCAATTGTTAGTAGCATTAGATGTTTTGTCTAAGTTAAAGTTAGATAATACCTATTCGTTCAATACCAATCAACAAGCTAATATAGATTTTTTTGAGGAGAGATTTGATGATTTCACTGCCGGTGTAAGCATTGACATTGAGATTATTGACCCTCAGCCTTTGAATTTATGTCAATTCCCTAATTAATAGAACTTATATGAATATGTTATCAAAAGATGAGATTGGAGTGCCGTCAACGCTAGGAGCAATACTGTTTAATGGAATGCAGCTAATGGGTGTAGAGTTAGTAAATGTCGTATTTACATGGATTATATCAATATTGTCCATTATATACCTCGTATATAAAATTAAAAACGAAAAGCAGAGTTATGATAGACGACAAGACAATAGAGAGGATAGCGATTCTGCATCCTAAATTAAGAGAAGAAGCAAAGGATATATACTTTGAAATTAGTGCAGCATTAACAGGCAAAGCATTTTGTAGGTTTACTCATACACTAAGAACATTTGCAGAGCAGGATGCTATATATGCACAAGGTAGAACCACAAAAGGACCTATTGTATCAATGGCAAGAGCCGGTTTGAGTCCTCATAACTATGGTTTGGCTATTGATATTGTTTTGATAGACAATAAGAAGGCTATATGGGATACTAAGATGGATTTTGATGGAGATGGTAAGTCTGATTGGATGGAAGTGGTAGCAATTTTTAAGCAATATGGTTGGACTTGGGGTGGAGATTGGAAGTTTAAAGATGCTCCGCACTTTGAAAAGACATTTGGATACAGCACTAGAAGCCTTTTGAATATGTATAATAGTGGCAAGGTAGACAAAAACAACTATGTATTAATATGAAACTGAATTACTACAAGCAATGGAAAACAACAAGTCTAGGATTGATAATTATAGTAGCTTCTATAACAAGTGTGTTTGTCAAGGAGATACTATGGTCAGATGCTATTATTGGTATAGCAGTTGGACTGATGCTCGTTTTTTCCCCCGATACCATTTTAGATAAAATTAATAGGCTAATAAAGGTATTGATTGTATTCTCTTTTACAAGTTGTATGAGTGAGAAGAAATTGGCACAAGTATGTGCTGATAAGTTTCCTATTAAAGATAGCACAGTTATTATTGAAAGAGTTGATACTACCTATCAGTATATTAAAGGAGATAGCATTAAAATTCCGTTTTATTTAAAAGGAGAAGTAGTTTATAAAGATACAATTTGCCCACCTGTTAGAGTGCCACAAGTAACAAAGACAAAGGAGAAGATTGTATATCAAGAAAACACAGCTAAGTTAGCTATTAAGGACAATATTATATACAACCTTAATAAAAGTGTGCATGAGCATCTAAAAGAGATAGATGAATTGAAGAAAAGTAATGAGTCTTTGATAAAATTTAGAAATATAGTGTTAGGTATCATGTTTGTAATTGTTTTAGCTACATTCATTATTGCCTTCATACAAGCAAAACGATTATGGTAATAACAAAACCTGCTAAGTCTTTAACCAAGATAAGCATTGACACGAAACACACTACAATGTTGTTAATTTCAGATGTGCATTTTGATAGTGCATACTGTGAAAGAAAGTTGTTAAAGGAGTCTTTGGACATGGCAGTCAAGAAGAATGCTATAATCATGTTTAACGGAGACTTTTTTGACATGATGCAAAGCAGAAATGATAAAAGAGGTAGCAAAAGTAATTTAAGAAAGGAGTATTTAGGAGATAACTACTTTGACCTAGTAATACAAGATGCTTATGAATTTTTGAAGCCGTATGCTAAAAACATAGCAATAATGGCTGACGGAAATCATGAAACAGCAATTACTAAGAACTATGAAACTAATCCACTAGACAGGCTTTGTTATGTTTTAAGAAAAGAGGCAGGAAGTAAAGTAGAGCATACCGGCTATCAAAGTTGGGTAGTTATAAATATGTCAACAGATGGTGGCACAGGTAGAACTGTATATAAAATTAAATTGCATCATGGTTCAGGTGGTAATGCTAGGGTTACAAAAGGAGTTATTGAGCATAACAGAATGAGTACCTATGTAGATGGAGCAGATTTGATATGGTTAGGACATACACATACACAGTATTGTATGCATAGCACAGTTGAAAGGTTGTTTGACAGAAATGGTTACGAGGTTAAATTGGAGAAAGTGCATCACATCAGAACAGGTTGTTGGAAACAGGAGTACAAAGAAGGTGGTTGGTCAGTAGAAAAGGGTTTTAGTCCTTCTGAAATCGGAGGTTATTGGGTTGAATTAGATGCGTGTAGAAGCTATAATGGAAAAAAGAGAGAAACTGAAATTAAGACAAGAATATACCCGACTTAATATGTGGCTAGAAATAGAAGTAATGTTGCGAGGCAATACTATTGATTGGCAGGAATTAGGCTTTGACATCAAGCATGAATTTGCTAGAAGGATGATAAGGCTAGATGAAATATATTATGTACAAGAGTTGCTACCTGACATACAGATAATGGTGTTTAATGACCAATCTTCGGTGTATATACGAGGAGGCTATGCACAGATAAGGGATGAGATACTCCATTTGCAGGAGGATGATGATGATGAAGATTAAGAAGCACTGAGAGGTGCTTTTTTTATGCCCTGTATACAGAACTAAAAAATAATTTAAAAAATATTTTAAAAAAAACTTTATTTATTCAAATACACTTCGTATCTTTATAAGACAATATTACAAACCAATAAAACACACGATTATGCTAGAAAAATTAGACACAGCACAAAATCTTGGATTCATTGCTAAGTTAAACAAGTTAGACAGGATACCTGTTCAAGACAAAAAATTATGGGATATGGTTGTTGAGACTCCTGACATTGAGGACATCAGCAATTTGTATGAGGCTTGGTTAGCAGGTTGGGATTCATGCAACCTTGAATACAAAAGATATGCTAAACAATCAAAATTTTAGGACATGGTTAATTGTACAAAATGTGGTTCTGCAATGCCTGAGTTAAGGCTTACAAAGTATGGCTACAAGACTTGTGTTAATTGTAGCAGTGTACAGCGAGTAGGTGGAGTTCCTATTACAAACCACAAGACCGGTAACACAATTCAAGTTTTACCTATGGAGGTAGCACAAAGATTAAATAAACTTGCACAGCGAGATGGCTATGGCATCTGCCGAGGCATGAAACATTCATAAAAAAAAAGACATGAAAAAAGACCCAAGACAAAAACAGTATGAAGATGATAGCGACCACCCAATTGTCTCGTTGATAATTGTAATAGTTGCCCTAGTTTTAACCTCTTTAATTGAAAATTTATGACAAAGCAAAATAAGCCTGTTTTAAGGCACGAACCTCCCGTTGGACTAAATATATCAAAGTCAGTTTTTCCTGCCAAGGAGATGGCTTACAATGATTGGTGTAGGGCAATGAGAGTAGGTTCTAGATTTGAAAAAGACAGTATGTATAAAGGTAACGATATTGATTTCACAAAATTTAAAAAGAAGTAACATGACAAAGAAACATTATGTATGGGCAGCTAACGCAATTGTTAGTCAATGCTATGAGTTAGGCATCAAAAAAGAAGAATGTTCTAGCTATCACACTTTTGTAGAGTTTTTCAATGAGTTCGGCAATAAGTTTGACATTGATACATTCAATGAATTTATTGACAAGAAAGTCAAAGAACTTTAAAATATTTTTTAAAATTTATTTTGTATTTTAAAATAAGTTTCGTACATTCGCATTACCAAATCAAATCAAAAGAGGAGCAGTCTCTATAACCTGCGTACTACCATGGATGCAATCCAAAGTTTAATTGACAATGCATTTTCAGGATTGAAATTGCAAGATGCAGCTAACTCCGAAAGAGTAGCAAGTTTGCTAGACCAATTTGACCTTAGATGGACAGTTAGCAAACAGCCTCTGTATTTAGCAGATGGCACAGAAACAAGTTACAAAGCTGTTGTCAGAGATGATAACAAGCAAGTGTTTCAAACTTGTAAGGACAGTTACAGTCCTTATCAAAACAGCGAGATGGCTGAGTTACTAATTAGAATTGCTGACAAAGGTGGCTATCAGATACATGATGGCGGTTACTTTAAAGGCGGTGCTAAAACATTCGTTCAGCTAATTTCAGGCAATGAATTGAAGGACATTGGTAAGAACAGAACCAAGGTTGTAGGCTACACTACCGGACTAAATTCTCATGATGGGAGTATGTCTCTAAAATGGGGTAGCACAAACAAGACTATCTGTTGTCAAAATGTTTTCAATGCAGTATCCAAGCAGCTAGGTAATAGTGCAAGGCACACTACTAGGCTACAAGACAAGGTGGATATGTATTTGTCTGAGATTGGTGCAGCTATTATGCAAGAGAGGTCAATTTTTAACACATTTGTTAGATTGTCTGAGACTCCATTGCAGCAGCATCAGATTACCAAGGTTGTCAAGGAAATTACAGGAGTTGACATCATGCAAACAAGGAACGAGGCTGAGAAAAATTTTAGCACCTACAATATCAATCGTTCTGAGGAGTTGTTGACATCAATTTCTAAGGAAGTCAATCAAAAGGGCGAGACTCTATGGGGTTTGTTCAGTGGTGTAACCAATTACACAACGCACAGAATCCCTGTACCTAATCGTGAAAATGCTAGACAAGAAAGTAAGTATGTCGGCACAGCATCACAGATTGACAACCGAGTATTTGACTTAGTAAGTTCATTTAATTAGTAACCGTTAAAACAAATCAATATGAAATTTGAATTAGAAAGAGAAGCCAAATGGAACAGTTTCAGAGAAGAATCAGAAGTAACCTATTGGATTAAAGTAGATGGTAGATATGTGCAATTATGCCGCACATACGAGGATGCACTTGCTAAGTGGGAAATTCTCAAAGCAAAGTATGAAAATCCATCTAAGGAGATTATAGGAGTAATAGAGGTAGAGGAGGAGAGTATCAAACCAATTGTAGAAACCCTTAAAACCGAAGTTATCAATGAAGACACCGTTTAATTTAGAAGGTGGAGTATCAGGCACTATTTTAGTGCTTGATACCGAGCCTATTGTAAGTTTTGCTGTAACAGGTTACAGTAAGATTGGTTACAACTTTGCAATGTTGTTTACTACCGAGCAGTTCTTACATTTATTGCATAGCAATAATATTGAGGAATGCACAGAAGCAAAGGTTTTGTTAGACTATTATGTAGAAGATGAAGATGGCAATACTTGTTGTGAGACTTATGCAGTAAGTATAGTTGACTATCTTATGAACTATGTAAGTAACGAAAAGATTGCTACTATTATTAGAATATCAGTTGAAAATTTTTTAAACCAAATCAAGTAAAATGAAAGAACAGTATGAAAAGTTGTCTATGCTTAACATAGATATGAATGATTTTTACACAATCACATTGTACCATTATGAACTAAGGTTGCAAGGTAGATTGACAGAGACTTTGTTAAATAAAATGAAAGCATTAGGCTTTGTGTTTAAGTTGTCTGACCAAGGATATGTTGAATCTAGCTTAGACCATGTTTTTGTAACCTTAACCCCAATGACATAATGAAAAACTTAATGACAGCATTGTCAGCATTTCAGTTGGAATGCCCAATAATCCACAAGGATACACAAGGACACAAGTACACTTATGCAGATTTGCCTAAGATTTACAGTGTGATTAATCCATTGTTGCACAAGCATGGTCTAGTAGTAGCACAGCCATTAGTTAATGGTTGCATTGAAACTATCTTGTACCATTTGCCTAGTGATGAATGTATGAAAGCAATGACTCCTATTCCACAAGTATCGTTAGGTAATATGAATGACTACCAAGCATTTGGTTCAGGTGTTACATATTACAGAAGGTATGCACTATCTAGTATGTTAGGCTTAGTTACTGACAAAGACACAGATGCAGCCGGTACACAAGTTGTAAAGGAGAGAGCAAATATTTCAAAGGTTGTTAAAAATCAAGAACCGGAGGATAAGACAGCTTACATCAATGATGTAACAATGTTAAAGCTAGTAGCTAGATTCAATGCAGGAGAAGAAGATGTATTTGATAAGGCTGCAAAGCATTTTGTATTTAGAGAAAAAGATTTAGCAACAATTGAAATTTTATTAAATGATAGAGCAGTATAGTCAAGAATGGTTCAATGCTAGGTTAGGCAAAATTACTAGCAGTACTATATGGAATTTGATAGTAGAACCTAAAACGAAAAAAGAAGGAGAGTTGTCATCCACTACAAAAGATTACTTGATGTCAAAGTTAGCTGAAAGGCTATCCGGAGTACAAAGAGATTATAAGAGTGATGCAACTACACATGGACTTGAATTAGAAGGAGAAGCACTTAATTACTATGCTGAATTAACCGGCAATGTAGTTGGAGAGGCAGGATTCATTGAAATGATAAAAGGCTTGTATGGTGGCACACCTGATGGCTTTGTCAATGATGATGGAATTATTCAAGTTAAATGCCCATGGAATTATGTAAACCATATTAACTATGGATTAGTAGATGATGTAGACTATTTCAAGAAGAAGTATCGTGAGTACTATTGGCAATGTCAATCAGATATGCTTGTATCAGACAGAGCATTCTGTGATTTTGTTAGTTACTGCAAAGATATGCCTGATGGATTGAAAATGTTTATCCTACGAATCCCTGCAAACCTAGAAGATATGCAGTTATTAGTTGATAGGTTGGATGCATCAGCTAAGTTTATAACCAATACACATGATTTATTATTAAGCAAATGGAGAAAGTAAAAACGATACTCAAATACATTCAGTTGTACACTAACTGCAATGATTACACATTGAAAAGGATAGAAGCAGTTATGGATGGTTTGATATTGGAGAGAGAGGTTATAAAAGTAGTTGAAAATACCAAAGAAGTACTTATACAAAAGAAGAAAAGTTCAGAATCTATTAAGAAATGGGCAAGTAGATGGTTAGTTGAAAACGAAACAAGTTACAGCGAGGTAGCATTAAGGTCTAGAAAGACTGAGGTGCTTACCTTGCGTAACCGGTTTTGTGTAGATGCCTACAAAGAAGGTTTTGGACTGTCTGAAATTGGAAGGTATTTGAAACGAGACCACACCACAATATTACACAGTATTCACAGAGTTAAAACAATCAAGAGATGAAAATAATTTTTGAATGTATGCGTTTTTTTTTAATCAGCATACCTATCTTTATAGTTGTTTACTTATCGTTGGAATTGTATTTTCTAATTAAAACAATCGTAAAAAATGAAACAGCCAAAAAATCAAATAGCTGAGGTATTGTACCTGTTGCTAGAACAAGACAGAACAAGTCTAGACATAATCAAGCATGGAGTTTTGAACCCTACATCTAAGATTAGTCAGTTAAGAAACAAAGGAGTAGTTGTATTGTGTGATAATGTACAGCACACTAACAAGTTCGGAAGGAAAATGAAGTACGGAAAATTCTCAGTACTTAATTTCAAAGATTCAGTTAAAATTTATAACCAAATAAACAAGTAAGATGATTAGTAGCAAAGAAAAAATATTTTACGACACGCAGATTCCTAGTTCGGCAAAGATTCTGTTCGTATATATTGCAGAGAAGAAAAAGATTGAAGCAACTAATGAGCAGTTAGCGGTTCAGTTCAATGTAACAAGTGTAAGTATATCCAATTGGTTGTCAAAGTTAGAGGAGGCTGACTACATAAAACTCAGCTATTCTAAAAGAAAGAGATTGATTGAACTTAATTAACCTTAAAGGAGAGTATGATGCTCTCCTTTTTTAACCTTGATATATGACAAATGAAAATGTGCAGCATAATTGGTATGCTGTAATCCCGGCAGAGATTCTGTTAGACAAATCACTTAGTAGCACTCAAAAGTTGTTGATTGCTTTAATATCAAACTTGTCAAATCACAAAGGTTATTGCTATGCAAGTAATCAGTACTTGGGTACTTGTCTCAATCTTACGGCTAAAACTATATCAGATAACATTACGATTTTGGAAACTAAGGGCATTATTGTAAGAGATTTGATTAGAAACAAGAAGACACAGCAAATAGAAAAAAGACAGATAAAGATTAAGACCCTCCCCCTATTTAACCGGATACCTCTCCGGAAAAATCCGGATACCCCTCCCCCTAAAAATCCGGAAAGTAATAACAAAGTATATAATAACAAAGAGAATAGGGAAGTAACGATTAAAAAATTAGTAATATGAAGCAAATAAAGCCAAAGGAGGATGTCTTTTATGCCAAAGTACCTCCACACTCCAAAGAAGTAGAAACCTGTGTTATTGGCATTCTATTGATTGAACAAAGTTGTGTACATGATAGTATCAATAAGCTAAGTGCTGACTTTTTTTATCAGACTCCGCACAATACTATTTTCAAGGCTATTCAGTATTTGTATGACAATAGTTCTGCAATTGATTTAGTAACAGTAAATAACTATTTGACTAAGAATGACTTAATGGATTTAGTTGGTGGTGCTTATGAATTAGTTAAAATGACTAATGGAGTAGTAAGTTCAGCACACTTGCCGGATTGGATTAAGATTCTGCAATCCTATTATTTACAGAGGCAGGGCATAACTATTGGACAGCAATTAGTAATGGATAGTTACACAGGACAAGATGCTGATGCTATTCTTAACAAGGCTAGTAGTAATATTTTAAATGCACAGGAGAATGTATTTAGAAATACGGAGAAAAACATGGTTCACTACTTGTTTGAACTAGCAAAACAGCGAGATAAAAGTACAGCAGATGGACAAATCGGTATCAATACAGGATACAATAGTTTGAATGCATTGATTAGTGGTTGGGTAGCACCTGACTTGATAATATTAGCAGCAAGACCTGCACAAGGTAAGACGGCTTTCATGCTTAATACTATAATCAATGTACTCAAACAAAAGATACCGGTTGGTATTTTTAGCTTAGAAATGAGTGGAGAACAGCTAGTTAACCGGTTGCTTAGTTTAGATAGTGGTATTGCTCACAGTAAGTTAAGGCATAATCACTTAGTTGAGGAGGAGGTAGTCAGATTGATGAAATCAGAGGCAAGAATGGAGAAATTCCCTTTGTATATTGATGATTGCCCTAGCTTAAATATCAGAGACCTGCGAAGCAAGGCTACAATCATGAAACGGAAGTATGGTATCAAGTTTCTTTGTATTGATTACTTACAGCTAATGTCAGGAGTTGACCGCAAAGGCACAAGAGAGACCGAAATTTCGGAGATAAGTAGAGGTTGTAAGATTATAGCTAAGGAATTAAATATCCCTGTATTAGCTTTGTCTCAGCTAAGTAGAGCAGTTGAATCAAGGAATGATAAGCTACCTCAATTGTCAGACCTTCGGGAGAGTGGTAGTATTGAACAAGATGCTGATAGTGTAATATTCTTGATGAGACCGGAGACTTATAATATCAAGGAGATTGAAATACGAGGTAGCACATATCCTAGTGATGGTATTTGTGTAGTTAAAATTGGTAAGAACAGGCATGGCTCACTTAAAACACTACCGTTTAAATTTATAGGAGATAGTATGTCATTCAAAGAACATGAATTTTAAAAAAAGTTTTAAAAATAATTTTTTGTATGAATTAAAGTAGTAATTTTATGTATGTTAGAAAAAGACCTGCATACAAAAGTTTGTAACTTCATAAGAACTAAGTACCCTGAGGCAATTTTCAGGACTGATTTTGGAGCAGGAATGCCTATGTCAATAGGTATGGCAAGGAGACAAAAAGTATTGCAGTCGCATTCAGGATACCCTGATTTATTTATAGCAGAACCAAGAGGGAACTACTCCGGTTTATTTTTAGAATTGAAGACCGAATCAAATAAAGTATTCAAAAAGGATGGTACTTTGTTAGCTAATGCACACCATGAAGAACAAGCCAAAATGCTTACAATGCTATATGCAAGAGGCTTTCAGGCTAAATTTGCAATAGGTTACGAGGATGCTGTAAATAAAATTAAGGAATATCTTGAAAGCGATTGATTGGATATATGGCAAGGAGTTTGAACTAGCATTCAAGAATATCGGCAAAGACCTTTGGGAGGATTTGCGACAGGAAGTTGCACTCATAGTCCTAGAATATGACCAAGATAAGATAGCAGAGTTAGAAAGTAAAGGAAAGCAGGTTTTTAAGTTTTGGATTGTAAGAATATGTTGTAACCAAACTAATTCAAAATATGGTAAGTTTGGCAGAATGTATAAGTCTTTAATACCTGTTGAAGATGTAACTAGATTCATAGCAGAGGAGGAGGAGATTAATGATGACCAACATATTGTAGACAATATAACAAAGAAGATGAATGATTTATATTGGTATGACAGAGAAATTTTGAAAATGTACATTGAATTAGGAAGTGTACGCAAAGTATCTGCTCAAACCGGCATACCTCATACCTCTATTTTTATAACTATTAAAAACATAAGAAAATGTATCAAGGACTCGTTAGTATATTAGGAGCAATAGGATTGACTCTGATTTGGTTTTATATACTGAAAGCACCGGTTTATTTTAAGAAATGGACAGGATTGAATATGCAAAAGCCGTTCAGTTGTGCCTTCTGTTTATCCTTTTGGATATGCTTTTTTTCTTTATTGGTTAAAACAAACTTGATAGAAGCTATATTTATAAGTAGTATAACCCCCTTTATATACTTGTATGTAGAGGATTTAATCACAAACAAATGGGAATTATGAATCAGAATGACAAAGAAATATTTGAAAAGCACTTGCCTTTTTATGAATCGTACAAGAAGCATAGCTTTATCAGAAACTACTCAAAAGATGTGTATAATGAATTGATACACTTGTACACTACCTATGTAGATAAGAAGCACAACTTTTCGCATTGGTGCAGTAGTTGTAGAGCAGAGTTAGTAGTACACTTGTATAATTGGTACTTGGCTAATGAACCTACTACATGGTATGCCGAAGAAGAAAAGAAGGAAGTATTAGCAGATATTCCATTTACAACAGAAGAAGTAGTAATTGAGAATTTGCCACCAAAGAAAAGAACAAAGAAAAGTAAATAATTAAGCCATATTAAAACAAACAAATCAAATGGAGAACAAAAAAGTAAGACTAGGAAACGGTAAGAAAAGAAGTGAATCATGGATGACAGCAACAATTTGCTTGTCAGAAGCAAAGAATCATGCTTACGAGTATAACGGCAAGGAGTATGTTAACATTAACATTAATGTAGCAGCACAGCCTAACGAATATGGTAAGGATGTATCCTTAACCCTCAATGATTATAAGAAGGAAGACAAATTACCATTCTAATATGTCTAAGTTTAAGCTAACTGTAAAGGAAGGATTCTATGAGGCAGATACCTTATGGAGTCTTATAGTTGAAGTATTGAAGCATAGGTTTTGGCATCTTCGCACTCATGGTAAATGGATGGATTAATGAAGAAGCACACTAAAATCTATTTAGAATACTTTGGTTATGGCATTGAGGACTTTATACCCTGTGAAAGTTGCGGCTCAAAGGCTGTTGACATACACCACATTCAAGCAAGAGGCATGGGCGGCAGCAATGAGAAGGATTGTATAGAAAACCTAATGGCATTGTGCAGGTATTGTCATACTGTAATGGGAGACACCAAGACCCACATGGAATATTTAATCAATAAGCATAAAGACAAGCTAGATGGCAAAAGGTAAGTTAGACACAAAAAAGGTATCCTTTGGTAAAAGAAAGCAAGGTTGTGCAAAGAAATCGTACAACAAGCATAGTCCTAAGCCAAAGAAGTACCGAGGACAAGGTAGATAATTTTAACATAAAATACATACAAAATGAGCCAACCGTTTCAATTGAATTTCAACAATGACAAGAAAGTTGTCAGTGTAACCCTGCTAGATGATGATGGAATATTTCAACTAGCTAATTTATTTAAAGACTTGTTAGACAAGGCAGGTATCGCTAATACTATCACAGAAACACCTATTGAAAATGCAGAGCAGATTAGCGAAAATATCGGAGATTAAGTCAAACCCTGACAACCCTAGGATTATAAAGAATAACAAGTTTTACAAGCTAGTTAATTCTATTAAGCAATTCCCTAAGATGTTAGAGTTAAGACCTATTGTTGTAAACGAAAAGATGGTTGTACTAGGTGGCAACATGAGGTTAAAGGCTTGTAAAGAAGCAGGAATCAAAGAAGTGCCTATTGTTATGGCTGAGGACTTAACAGCAGAGGAGCAAAAGGAGTTTATCATTAAGGATAATGTAAACTTTGGTAGTTGGGATGCTGAGATGTTAGCTAATGAATGGGATTTGAATAAGCTATTAGATTGGGGATTAGGAGCAACAGACCTAGCTATTCAGGAGATTGAAGAACTAAGAACTGAGCAGGAGGATGATGAGGATTGTATATATCCTATTGCACCTAGGTTGTCAGAAAAGCATGACTATGTTATGATAATGGTAGACAATGAAATTGAGTATTCATACTTAAAGACTTTTTTTAATTTGTCAGACCAAAAAGATTACAAAAGTAGCAAGGTAGGACAAGGCAGAGTAGTAACATTTGCAGACTTCAAAAAGATACTTGATGAAAGAAATAGTTAAGTTGATTATACTATCCCATAAAAGGAGCAACAAAGTGGACACATTGGAAACCATAAGTAATTGCTCCTTATGTATTCCGGAAAGTCAAGTTGAAGACTATCTAAAATACAATGGAGATGTAGAGATTATAGCACATCCGGATAGCATCAAAGGACTAAGTGCCAAGATGAGATGGGTGCATGAAAGGTATCCTAATTGTGTAATGCTAGATGATGACTTGAATAAGATGAGTCGGACTTATATTGACAAGGAATTTGATGAGGGCAGCAAGATTGATATGGATACTGCTTATGATATT